GATTGCGGCTCGGGGGCCGCAATGACGTAGGGAGAGGTGCTTGTGTGAGACTCTTCGCTGCGCGCAGAATGACACGAGGGGGGTGCCTGCGCCCACCCGAAAATGCGCAGCATTTTCTTTAGAAGTTTTTGCCCCGCTTTTTTCAAAAAGCGGGCGTTTCTTTTGTGGGCGGGTCGCCCGATGAGCGTCCCATGCGGGTGCGGTGCGGGCGGTATTTTGCGAATTTTGTTCCTTTTGCTTGCGTTTGTGTGTGGCGGTGGCTATATTACGGCGCGTTGAGAGCGGGAACCCTCCGCTTGAAACGCATTTTGCCGTGCAAGCGGTGTACAGGAGGAAACGAGAATGACGGAAGAAACGAATGAAGTGCTCGCCGAGGAGCCAATCGCGGACCAAAGCGAATGGAGTCTTGACGACACGCCCGACAACGCGCCTGCCGCGCCGATTGAGGAGACGGAGACGTTTCGCCTAAAGCACCTCGGACTGGAGTACGAGGTCACGCGCGACGAGGTGACAGCCTTAGCGCAAAAGGGGCGCGACTACGACCGAATCCGTGAGAGATTGCTCAGCCTTGAAGCGCAGAGCGGCTCGACGCCGCGCGTGATGCGTGAGGTTCACGATTTTGTCGCCGAATACGGCGCGACGGTGGACGCGACGCATATCCCTGCGGCGGTGTGGAACGAGGTGCAGGCGGGCAGTACGCTGCTTGCGGCTTATCAACGGCACGAAAACAACCGCCTGCGCGCGCAGATTAAGAACGAGGAGAACCGTTCTCGTTCGTTCGGCGTGCGCGGCAACGGCACCGACCGCTCGGCTCACGGCGAGCTTGAGAGCGATTGGTTTGGGAACGGTTAATGGGGAGATGACGCCCTTAACCTCCCGATTTAAGAAAGGATTGATAACAAAATGGCATTGAATTATACAACGAAATACTCGCCGCTTATAGCGGACAGATTTAAGCAGCAGAGCTTTACGGAGCAGTACGCGGGCAAGAAGTACGACTTCGACGGCGCACAGAGCATCGTAGTCTATACGGTTGACAAGGCGCAGCTCGGCGACTACAACCGCGCCGCGACGGGCTCGCGCTTCGGCACAATCAACGAGCTCGGCGACACGAAGCAGGTCATGACGATGACGCAGGACAAGTCGTTCACGTTCTCGATTGACCACGGCAACAGCGCTGACCAAGTAAACGTAAAGCACTGCAACGAACAGCTAAAGTCGAACTGGGACGAGGTTTGTACGCCCGTAATCGACGCGTATCGCTTCAAGGTTTGGTGCAACGGCGCGGGCACGGTGAAAATCGGCTCGGCGCTGACTAAGAGCACCGTCGCCGAGGCGATTATGAGCGGCTCCGCGGCTATGAGCAATCTGCTCGTTCCGCGTGCGAACCGCGTGATCTTCATCAGCGAGTCGGTTTACATCCTCACGAAGCTCGCGAGCGAGGTTGTCGGCATCGACACGCTCGGCCGCGAGGCGATTCGCAACGGCGTAATCGGCAAACTCGACGGAATGGACATCGTAGCCGTACCGGACGTGTATCTGCCGACGGGTGTTTCGTTCATCATCAAGCACAGAGACGCGACGGCGGATCCGATGAAGCTCAAAACGATGCGTGTGCAGAAAAATCCCGTCGGTATCGACGGCGACGTAGGCGAGTGCCGCTTCTACCACGATTCGTTTGTGCTTGACTCGAAGATTGACGGGCTGTACGTCTACGCGACGGCAGCCGTCGCCACGCCGACGATTACGCTCAGCGGCGCGAATGCGACGATTGCGACTATCTCCGGCGCGACAATCTTCTACACGACGGACGGCTCGAACCCGAAAACGAGCGAGACGGCGCAGACGTATTCTGCGGCTGTCGCGTTGGCGGTCGGGCAGACGATTCGCGCCTATGCGCAGAAGGCGGGAACGCTCAACTCCGGCGTTGCAGCTGCGATACGCACGTAGATAATGCGACAAAAGGGAACGCGGCGACGCGTTCCTTTTCCTTAAAAAACGCAGAAAGGAGAGATTAGCAAAATGACGACATTGAAAGAGGCATTTGCGATTACTATGGCGATGATTGACGAGACAGACGCGAACGGCGAGGCGATGACGATACGCAACCGCGATTACGAGCTGCGCACGCCGGGGCTTTTAGCGGGGATACTCGGCGAGTTGTACCCGTATTCGGACACGTACGTGACGCCGAGCGTCGGAAAGAGGGCTGTTTGCCCGCAGGTCAAGACGTTTGACGAAGTGCTGCCGCTCGACGATTTCCTGTGCCGCTCGGTGCTGCCGTGCGTGCTCGCGGCGAGGTTGCTGCTAGACGAAAACCCTGCGGTTGCGGCGTATTACGAGCGGCGTTATCTTGAATTGCTCGGACGGTACGGCAACATGCATGCCGTTGTGTCAGAGCCGATTTTTGACGTTTACGGAGGGTTCAGGTCATGGCGGTAGTGGTGCTCAACGACGGCTCAAGCGTCTACAAAATCGCGAGATGGCTCGGCATAAATGAGAACCCCGACGGCGACACAGCCGTAAAAGCGGGCGAGGCAGCGGAGATGGTGAATTTCCGCATAACGCGCGACAGGAGCCTGCAACTGCGCCCCGGCTATCGCTTGGTGGGCGAAAAAACGTGGAGCGGCACGCTGCGCGGCGTTTGGCACGGACGCGTTGGCACGCGCGACGTGACCGTTTTCGTGAGCGGCGGCGAGGTTTATGTGCTGAATCTGCAAACGGGCGCGGCGAGCGTGATTCCGCGCGGCACAGTTGCGTTCGCAGACGCACCGACGCGCTTCTTCGGATTTGCCGACAAGTTGTATATCCAAAACGGGCGCGAGTACCTGCAATGGGACGGCACGAACGCGATTGAGCGCGTCGAGGGCTATCGTCCGCTCGTTGTTGTCGCGTCGCCACCGCAGGGAGGCGGCACGGAGCTTGAGCGCGTGAACAAGCTGACGGGTGCGCGGCGCGTTTGGATTTCGCCCAACGGTACCTCGTCGCAGTTCAAGCTGCCGGAGCGGAGCATTGCGAGCGTTGACTACATAACCAACAGGGAAACGGGTGCGGCGATTACGTCGTACGCGCGTAATCTGGTGGAGGGTACCGTTACGTTCACGTCCGTCCCCGCGGCGGGCACGAGCAGCATCGAAATCGGCTACACCGTCGCGGCGACGATGCGCGGCGAGGTTGAGGCTATGCGCTTTTCGGAGATTTTCAACGGGGCGGCGGACAACCGCGTGTTCCTTTACGGCGACGGAACGAACCGCACGCTGTATTCCGGGCTTGACTACGACGGCAAGGAGCGCGCGGACTACTTTCCCGACCTGCACGTGCTCGATATCGGCACGGCGAACACGCCGATAACGTCGCTGATTCGCCATTATTCGCGGCTTGCGGTGTTCAAAACGGACAGCGCGTATTCCGTCTCATACGGTGCGCTGACGCTGGAGGACGGGCGCGCGACGGCGGCGTTTTACTACACGCCGTCGAACCGTTCGGTCGGCAATATTGCGGCGGGCGAGGCGCAACTTGTGGAAAACAGCCCACGCACGATTGCCGACGACGCCGTCATCGAATGGCGCAACGCGTCGAGTTACGCGGCGAACCTTACGAGCGACGAGCGACAGGCACGCATCATAAGTCAGCGCGTCGCGGCGACGCTGAGCGATATGGACTTGACGCAGGTGCACACGTTTTTCGACCGACGTGCGCAGGAGCACTACATTTACGGCGACGGCGTTGCGGTCGTCAACGGCGTCGCGACGGACACGTGGTACGTTTACCGCGACTTTGATTTCGACCGTATTTTTGAGGTTGACGGCGAGCTTTACGGCTTCCTTAACAGCGGCGAGCTCGCGCATATCTCGCGGCGGTATCAAAGCGACGGCGGACGGGCGATAAGCGCGATTTGGCGTTCGGGCGCAATGAGTTTCGGGCGCGATTGGCGGCTGAAAAACTCCGGGCGCGTGTTCGTTACGCTAAAGCCGGAGCCGCGTAGTTTTTTGCGCGTGGGCGTGCGCACGAACCGCGACGGACGCGGTCTTGACGGCGTTGTCGGCTCGGGCTTGGTCGGGTTTTCGGACGCGACGTTCCACCATTGGAGCTTTGGCACGAACCGACAACCGCAGACGACGACGCTGAAGCTGCGGGCTAAGAAATTCGCGTACTATCAGCTCGTTTTGGAGAGCAACACGGACTGGAGCACGGCGACGGTGCTCGCGGCTGACGTGAAATTCAGATACGCGGGCGAGGTGCGATAGCCCTCGACGCTTTAATATAACGAAAGAGTAAGGAAAGGAATGGTTATATACTATGGCAATCAGAAGAATGACGAAGGACATGAATATCATCTCCGCGCTCGCCGACGAGCCGAACGACGAGGGAGGGCTATCGGCCGAGCAGCTGAAGGCGAAGTTCGACGAGGCGGGTAACACGATGAAGTCGTTCATCAACGATTCGCTTGTGCCGGACCTCGACGCAGAGATTGCGGCGCAGCTGAGCGAAATCATGACGACGAGCGGCAATCTGCCGACGGATGGCACGGCGGGACAAGTGCTTGCGAAACGCTCTGCCGCGAAGTTCGACGTGGAATTTCGCGCACCGAGTGCGGCGGCGCAGGACGTTACGCTCTCACAGAGCGCGGCGACGGCGCTGGGCTCCGCGGCGAACGCAGAAGCGGGGTTGCTCGCCGTTGCGCAAAATGCAGCGGATACGTTTTTGCGAAGTGACAGGCTGAAAGTCGGCTCGTTCGCCATCTCGACAACATCGAACATCGCGGCAACATCGGCGATTACAGTGAGCCTCGGCGCGAAGCCGCTCGCGGTGTTCATGCAACTACAGACGACGGTGGAGAACGAGAGTGCGGCGGCATACGCAATCAACCTGCCGCTGAACACGTATTACGCCGCGTGGTGCAGACAGCTCAGCACGGCGTCGAAATACGTTTTTGTGCGCTTTACGGCGTCGGGCTTCAACGTCTATAACTCGGGCACGGCGAACGGCTACTTCAACGGCACCGTAAACTACCTCGCGATTATGCCGTAGGGGGTGCGCTAGAATGAACGATTTGAACGGCTTGCTGAACATTGCGCAGTCCGTGGGTATTCCGGCGCTGTTCGCGCTCGTGCTGCTGTGGCTGGGAATGCGTTACATTCCGAAGTTCCTCGATGCGTGGCTGCTATCCAAGCGCGAGCTTGCCGAGCAAGCAACGCGCACGGTAGAGGTCGCGGCGCGCAGCGAAGTCGCTCTGCGGCAATCCTCGGAGGCTCTTGAGCGCAACGCGGAGGCGTCGGAGCGAATGGTCGGCTCGCTCGACAACATCAACGTGTCAATGACGGCACTTGCGAACACGTTCAGCGCGCACGACAAACGCGCCGAGCAGATGAACGTCGGAATCCACCAGATTTTGGAATACTCGCGCTTGTAGCTGAGGTTTGTACGTATGAATAAACGACTTGAAATCGTGCTCGGAATCGCGGCGGGCTTCGTCGGCGTGACGGAGCAGCCGCGCGGGAGCAACAACGTGGTTTTCAACACGCATTACTACGGGCGCGAGGTGAGCGGCGACGCGTATCCGTGGTGCGCGTCGTTCGTTTGGGATGTGTTTCGGCTCGCGGGATTGTCGGCGGCGTATTGCGGTTGCGGGAAAACGGCGAGCTGCGAATACGTGCTCGATTACGCATTGAAAAACGGTACGTTCATCGCGAAAACGGAGTTGCGGCGTGGCGATGTGGTGCTGTATAAGTTCAACACGAACAGCCGTGCGGCAAACCACATCGGGCTCGTGACGGTTGCGTCGGCGACGCGCGTGACGGCGATTGAGGGCAACACGTCGGTGACGAGCGAAGACAACGGCGGCGCGGTTATGGTGCGTGAGCGCGAGCTCACGCACGTGGTGGGCGGCTACAGGCCGCACTATGAGGAGGACGAGACGATGGACGACGCGGAATTTGCGCGCTTGTACGAGCGATACGCGAGCGCGACGGGAACGGGCGCGGCGCACAGCGCGTGGGCGACGGCGGCGACGGAGAAAATGCGCGAGCTCGGCGTTGTGTCGGGTGACGGCGCGGGCAGCTTCGGGTGGAAAAAGCCGCTGACGAAGGAGGTCGCCGCGCAGATGCTCTACAATTTTATACGGTCGCAGGACCGAGAAAGTCCAGCGGTAATATGTCAAGAGGGGATAGCGAATAAATCGACTAGTTTCACCCCCTGCGCC